ATTTTCCGTATCTCCGAAAACGGCTTGGACAAGCCAGAATCAGACGGAACGGATCTGATCGGTCCAGAGCTGGGCGAGGGGACTGCCATTTCTCCCCGATTGGTCACGCCGATGTTGGGGGGCGGGAGCTACGGGCCAGAGGTCGGCGCCTGGGCAAAGAAGTACCTAGGCGTTGACCTCATGCCGTGGCAGCTCATGGCCCTTTTCGGGCAGCTTGAGCACGACGAGGGCGGGAATCTCGTTCGCCGGCGGTCCCTCGTGTCAGTTGCCAGACAGAACGGCAAGACTATGGCGCTAAAAGCCCTGGTGGGTTGGGCTTGCACACAGGAACCCAAGCGCCGGGGCGAGCCGATCATGGTTATCAACACCGCGCACCAGCTTGACCTAGCTGTGGAAATCTTTGAGGCCATCGCGCCGATTCTCAAAGAGGAATGGGGCGCCAAAGTGAAGTGGAGCTACGGGCGCAACGAGGCGATCATGCCCGATGGCACCCGATGGCTGGTGCAGGCCGCCACGCCCAAGGCTTTCCACGGCTTCTCTCCCACGTACATCGTGGCTGATGAGGTCTGGGGCATCAGTCGTGACGTGCTGCTGAATGGCGCCCTGCCATCACAGCGCGTAATGAAATCTCCGCTTCTGTCCTGCTGGTCTACCGCCGGCACAGAGGATTCCCACGCCATGCTGCAGATGCGCGAGGAAGGGTTGCGCGCCATCGACGAAGGAAAGACCACGAAGCTCTACATGGCCGAGTGGTCCGTCCCGCCAGGCATCGACCCGATGAGCTCGCCCGAGGTCTGGAAAATGGCGAATCCCGCTATCGGTTACACGCTCGAGCCTGACGTACTGCGTGACGAATCCGAACAGGTCGACAAGGCCGCGTTCCTTCGCGCATCGCTCAACGTCTGGATCAGCTCGGAGCGCTCATGGCTTCCGCCCGGGCTGTTCGACAGCCTGACTGTGGATGAGATCCCCGCCGGCGGCGTGCTGGCTGTTGATTCCTCGATTGACGAATCGCTCTACTGCGGCGTAAGGGCGCAGCGCGTAGGCGATGACCGTATAGGCGTCACGGTGGAGTTTCTCGCCGACTCCCTCGCGGCCTGCTGGAAAAGCATCGGCGCAGCGGCCACCAGCTGCGATGCCATAGCTCTCACTCCCTCGCTGTTCGACATTGCGCCGGCAGAGCTTGAGCGCAAGAAAGTGCAGGTGGGCTACGCGGAGCTCGCAACGCACACCGGCACGATCCGTCAGCTGATCATGGAGGGGCGCATCATTCATACAGGCGAGCAGATGCTGGCCGAGCACGTCGACCGCGCCGTAGGCGTTCGTACCCAGCGCGGTTATGCGCTTTCCTCACAAAAGAGCTCGGGCCCGATCACCCTGGCGCGTTGCCTGGTGTTCGCCACATCGCTGGTAGCTCGACCGGCGCAGCGGTCTAAGCCTGCCATCGCCTTCGGTTAGTAGCCTTACAGCGCTCATGGGGCGCAGCGGTCTCCCCTCTGCGCTTCATGGGCATCAAATCGTATCGTTTTCCCCCGTGGCTTGTATTGCCTTAGCCCGTAAGGGACACTTCCCATATGGAGCTCTTTTCCCGTAAGGTGAAGGCGGCACCTGCGATGGCATCAGCACCCATCGCGGCGGCAGCGGGCGCTCCGCAGCCGGGAAACTTCCTTGGGTACAGCGTGGGTGCCCTTGAGGAAGCTGCGTTGAGCGTTCCGACCGTGGCAAGGGCGATCTCCCTGCTCTCCACGGTCGCCGCCACCCTGAACCTCCGCACCTACACGCTGCAATGGACCGGGCAGCGGTACGAGAAGCTTTATGTGGAGGGCGAGAGCTGGATGACGCGGCCCGATCCGCGCACCACCCGCAACTTCATTATGGCCAAGACTGCCCGCGACCTTATTCTGTATGGGCGCGCCTTCTGGATGGTCACGAGCCGTTACAGCACCGGCTTTCCGGCCACGTTTCAATGGCTGCCGGCCAACCTTTGTGACACTCCGGACAATGCGCCGCCGGAATGGTTCGGCCCCGCCGATAAGGTGCAGTTCAACGGTATCCCGCTTGACGTTTCCCAGCTGATTCAGTTTCACAGCGGCAGCCAGGGGATCATCTACCAGGGGCGCCGCGCTATCCAGATCGCTCTTAGGCTCGACCAGGCCGCAGAGCGTTTCGCATCTAACGAGATCGCCGCCGGCTACTTGCAGCAGAAGGGGGGCGAGCCCATGAGCGGTGAAGAGCTGGCCGAAATGGCCGCCGCCTGGGCTGCCAATCGCCGCACCAACAGCATCGGCGCGCTGAATGAGCACGTCACGTTCGAGAGCTACGACGTGGACCCGTCAAAGCTGCAGCTGGTGGAGGGCCGGGAGTATCAGACCAAGGAGCTCTCCCGGCTCATGGACATTCCGGCCTACCTGCTGGCGATTGACCAGAGCGGTATGACCTACGCCAACGCGCAGCAGGCGCGGCAGGATCTGATCCTGTTCGGTGCCCGCCCGATCCTTCACGCCATGCAGGAGCGGCTTTCGATGGATGACGTCATGGCCCGGGGGCGTCACGTTGAGTTCGCCCTGGACGAGTACATCGACGAGTTCACCGACCCCGAAATCATGCCGGCGGTCCCTTCGCCAGCCGTTGAGAGGAATGAGACTGATGCTGCGGTTTGACGCCGACACGAGCCTGATCACCGCGCAGGCCGGTAACGAGGACGAGCCCGCCCGCATCGCGGGTATCGCCGTCCCTTGGGACGTGATCGCCACCGTTTCGGATGGCCAGCAGGTGCGATTCGCCCGTGGCGCGTTCGACACCGGCCAGAAGCCGGCCAAGCTCATCGAGAACCATGACCTCACCCAGCTGCGCGGCGTGGTGGACACGCTGGTAGATGGTGATGATGGTCTGGAGTTCGAGGCCACCCTGGCTGACACTCGCGCCAGCCGCGATGCTGTCGCGCTTCTCAAGGCCGGGGCGTATGACGCCGTGAGCGTCGGGGCGCAGCCCACCAAGTTCACCACCAACGCCGAGGGCGTGATGACCGTCACGGAAGCAACCCTCGTCGAGCTTTCTCTGGTCGCCGTTCCGGCGTTCCAGGAAGCCGTCATCACACAGGTGGCGGCAACGGCAGAGCCCATCGAGGCCGAGCCCGAGCAGGACACCGAGCAGGACACCGACAACACCGAGCAGGAGCAGAACGAAATGTCCGAGGCCAAGATCGAGGCCGAGCCCATCGAGGCCGAGGCCACCATCCCCACCCAGCCGATTCTCTACGCGGCGAAGCCCGAGCTTCCGACCGCTGTGGAGTACCTCTCCGCCATGTATAAGGGCGGGCACGAGTTCGAGCGCGTGCAGCTCGCGGTTCGCGCCGCTGCGCCCGAGATCGGCACCGGGGACACCCCCGGCGTCCTCCCCGAGCCCATTCTGGGCCCGGTCTACAACAACTTCCTGGGCATCCGCCCGGTGGTGGACGCCATCGGCGTGAAGGCCATGCCCGGCGGCGGCAAGGTGTTCATCCGTCCCGAGGTCACGACGCACACGAGCATCGCCGAACAGGCTGCGGAGTTTGACACCCTGCAGAGCGGCACGCTGGTCGTCACCGACAATCAGGTGACCAAGAAGACCTACGGCGGCTACGTCCAGATCAGCGAGCAGGACTTGGACTGGACCGATCCAGCAATCCTCTCAATCGTCCTCGATGACCTGGGCCGCGTCTACGCGCAGCAGACCGACAACGCTGCCGCCGATGCCCTGGTCGCCGGCGCCACCAACACCACCAACTTCACGGTCGCCAACATCGCGGACCCGAATGAGTGGGTCTCGTGGATGTACCTGGCTGCCGAGGCCATCGTCGGCGCCTCGAACGGCAACCTGCCCACCCACTTGTTCCTTAGCCCGAACATGTGGCGCAGCATCGGCAAGCTGGTGGACTCGCAGGACCGCCCGCTGTTCCCGCAGGTGGGCCCGATGAACGCTTACGGCCAGATGAGCCCGGGTTCCTACAACGACGCCGTGGTGTTCGGCCTGCGCGTGGTCGTCGACCGCAACTTCGCGGACGACACCGTGATCATCGGCGAGCCGAGCGGCTACGAGCTGTTCGAGCAGCAGAAGGGCGCGATCACCACCGACAACCCCAGCGAGCTCTCGCGCACGCTGGCGTTCCGGGGGTACTTCTCGACCCTGATGATCGACCCGTCGAAGTTCCGCAAGGCCGCGTTCGTCTAAGCCTGACGAGCTGACTGACTGCCATGCCTACCTATGCGATCACCCACCGACAGGTGACGGACAACTATCTCGTCGTCCAGACCCTTGAGGGCACCGACATAGGTACCGGGCAGTCAGTCACGCTTTCAGGACTAGGCGCAACGCTGAACGGCACGTACACAGTTCAGGACGTGCCCATCTATCTGTTCCTCGGAGTCGATGATGAAGGCGACTTCATCTTTGACCCGGCGGTGACCATCCTCAACCAGCTGCTGATGCCAAAGACCCACGCCGATGTTGGGCGCGGTCCTGTCAGCGGCACGCTGGATTTCACTACTAGCTGCACGTGGATCACCAGCCAAATGGTGGTCGATTGGCTTGGCATCGCTACCGCGACCGCAAACGACACGGCTTTCATCACCAAGTGTGTCGCGGCTGCGAATGCCTATGCCTACCGCCGCCGGCGGGAAGCGGGGTATTTCGACAGCCTCACGACGGTCCCTGGTGGTGATGTGGAGCTGGGAACCATCATGTTCGCCGGCAGCCTGTACCGCGAACGCGGATCGGTTGATTCCTTTGCCTCATTCGAGCAGATGGGGACGCCGGTTCCGTTCGGCGCTAACGGGCAGATCAACCGTCTGCTCGGCATCAACAGAAGCCAGGTTGCATGAGCGCTACGGGCATCTTTGCGGAAGCGCGTTCGACGCTGGTGGCGTCCCTGCAGGCCCTTGGGCTTGCTGTGGTCACGGATCCGCGTAACGCTCGCCCGATTTCCGTGCTGGTGGACCCACCTACGTTCACCTGCTTCAACAGCAACATCGCCGAAATCGAGATCGGCGTAAAAGTGCTGGCAGCACCCCCGGGGAATCTTGACTCCCTGGACTTCCTCATTACAACCGCCGACACCATCATGGATTCGGAAATCAGCCTCATCCGTGGCATCCCGGGCGTAATGAACATAGGCGGGCAGGAAGTCCCGACCTATGACTTGACCGTTCGCGTTTCTACTCAAAGGAGCTAGCCGCTATGGCCGCTACTACTTACCTCTCCCAGCCGGCCAGCATCACGGTGGGCGGCGTGGAGCTCGCAGATCAATGTTCCGCCATCACCCTGACGCTGGGGCAGGCATCGCTCGACGCTACCGCATTCGGCGACGGCGGCTCGCGCATGGCCGGCGGTTTGCAGACCGTCGATGGCACCATGACGCTCTACGTCGACTATGGCGCCTCGTCCGTGGAGACCACCATTCATGGTGAGGTCGGCCAGGGCGACACCACCATCATCGTCAAGAAGGACAGCGGCGCCATCGCGGCTGACAACCCGGAGTGGACGATCAGCAACACCATGATCGCCGACTACCCGGTGACCTACACCGTGGGCGAGCTCCAGGTGATGGAGGTCAGCTTCAGCGGCGGCACTTGGGTGCGCGACATCACGCCGTAACCCGAAAAACAAGGGGAGACAGAAGTGCCAAAAACATTGCGAATGACGATCGACGGCAAGACGAGCGACCTGGACATTTCCACGTGGTACGTCACGACGGAGTTCGAAGAGAAGTTCAATCTGCCATTCACCGTCGTTCTTGACGACAAACAGCGGCGAATGACGTGGGTTGCATTCTGCATGTATAAGGCGGCAGAGGAACAAGGCGTGCCTGTCCCGGCCGAGTTCAAGGAGTTCCTGAAAAAGAATCCGGTTGCGGAGTTCATCGAGGACGAAAACGGGGCGAACACAAACCCTACGGACGGGGAACAGTAGGCCGAGCACTGGCGATTGTGCTGGTGCAAACGGGCTTCTGGCCCCCAGAAGTAAAGTTCACGATGAAGCATCTAAACACCGTGTTGCAGCTAATCAACGAAAGCCGGAGCTAGTGCCGCTAGGGGTGCAAACCGAGGTCGTAGGGGTAAAAG